CACAAGCGATTAATGGGATAATGTAATAATGCTTGCAAACTTAATTGAAAAACCTTATAATTATTTTAACTATGATTGATATTAGTAAAATACTACCGCTTATTCCAGTTGAAACAGACATATCTATTGCTTATGCAGTGCAAGCGTTAGAGCGTGGCGAAGCAACTGCTGAACAACAGAAAAAAGCGTTATCATGGATTGTTGAGCGTGCAAGTCGTGCTTATATGCCTTCTTATATTGGCGAAAAGGTAAATGACACAATATTTAATGAAGGTAAGCGTGCGGTTGGATTGCAAATTATTCAATTAGTTAATGCTAATTTAGCAACAATAAAGGAAGCTATTAAATGACGGAAGAAAACACAGGCGCAAATGATACAGTGACATCTAGCAACGATACAGTTGCAGCGAGTAATGCTGACACTGTGGTTTCTGGCGCAAGTGATACAGTTGTTTCTAGTGGGAATGACACTGTTGTTGCTAATGAGTTTTCATGGAATACCTACCTTGATGGAATTAAACAAAAAGATGAAAAGTTATATAATGTCGCAAAAACCGCATCAAGTGTTGATGATGTAGTTAAGCAGAATTATGAATTACAAAAGCGCATTTCTCAAGGGTTCAAAGAGCCTGAGTTGCCTAAAAACGCAACTGAAGCGCAAATCAAAGAATATCGTGAAAAGATTGGAGTTCCTGCTGCGCCAAATGAATATAAGTTCCCTGAAAACGTTGCAGTTAAAGAGGAAGATAAGCCGTTATGGGATTTATTTGGTAAGTTTGCTATTGAAAACAATATATCGCAAAAAGATTTTACTAAGCTTGCTCCTGCTTATTATGCTATGGAAGCATCAATCCGTGAACAGGCAGAAAAAGACTTTAAAGAGGTAACTCGTTCTCAAGATGGAGCGATTAAAGAATTATGGGGCAGTGATGCTGCCGATAATATGAAAGCAAATGAGGCTTTCTTAATTAATGCTGGTGGTGAAGAATTAGCACAAATGTTGCTTGGTGCGACAAGTGCTGATGGTAGACCTCTAGGAAATAACCCATTGGTTGCTAAGTGGCTTAATGAACAAGCTAGAGCCTTTGGATATGCTGATGTGATGAGCGCAGGAAAAAGCGACGGCAAAAGCATTGACGACCAAATCAACGAAATCTTGCAACGCAAGACTTCCCCTGATTACTACCATGTTAAGAATAAAGCAAAGGCTGATAAAGACCATGCTGAATATCTTAGATTGTTAGAAATTAAGGAAAAGTTGAAAAAGTAAGTTTTTTTTAATTAAAAAGCCTGTCGGTTTGCGGAGAAAGCCTTTAATGGATAATTCGCAAGCAAACTCTAAGGATAAGTTTAATTAAGATATTTTAACCAATATTTTAATCATTTTTATATAAAGGAGTTTGTTATGCCAGCTTTAAGTCCTGTGCAACAAATTGCGTATCGCACAGAAGCGATTGCTCAATTTGAATTAAAAGAAGCATTATTGCGTGATACTGTTACCATTGAAGATGTAGATAAAGGCGAGACTGCCACGTTTGCTATTTATGGTTTAGCAGGTAAAACTGCGGTTACTCGTGACCTAAATGGATTAATTCCGGGTGATAGCATTAATCGCTCTCAAGTTACTGCAATTATGAAAGAGCGTCACTTTGTGGCTGAACATACTGATTTTGACGTGTTCGCATCTCAAAGTAATACTATCAAAGCAATGCAACAAGGTATGTCTGTTATTTATCGTGACCATGATAAAGAAATCTTAACTGCGTTAAATGCTGGAAGCGGTTATCAATTCACATCTGCTGGATTGAGCTTGCAGGATATTCTTAAGTCTGTTGCTCGTTTGGCTACTAATAAAGCAGCAAAAGATATTACTGCCGTTATTAGCCCTGCTGCATCAGCTTATTTGCATCAGATTGATAGCTTTACTAGTGCTGATTACATTGATACGAAAGTATTTGGTGATAACAATGCTATGATGGCTTTCAAGTGGATGGGCGTTAAGTTTATTGTTCACCCTGAATTAACTGGTGTTGGCACATCAAGTGCAAAATGCTTTGTTTATGCAAAAGAGGCTGTAGGACACGCTATTGCTCGTGGTAAATTGGATTTCACTATTGATTTTGATAATCGTCATGCTTTCCATTATACTCGTGCTAGCTCTGCTCATGCTGCCGTTGTTCTTCAATCTGCTGGTGTTGTTGAGATTACTCACGATGACACTGGAATGATAGCTGCTTAATTTAGGAGGATTAAATTATGGCTTATTCAACTGCAAATCTTTCTTTAACGGAAGTGGGGGGTATTGGCGGTATTCGTCAACGCTCTTGGAAATATGAAAGCGCTGATGCTGCAACTGTTGTGCGTGTAAATGGTTATATTACCGATGCACGTAACCGTGGTATGCAGGTAGGTGACATTGTCTATGTTTGTGACACTGACGCTAGCCCGAACGCAACACAAATTATGACTGTTGCTGCAATTAATGCTGATGGCTCTGCTGACTTATCGGACGGTGTTGCAATTACTGCTACCGATAGCGATTAATATAGTATATAATAGAGAGGGGATTTATTTCTCCTCTCTATTAACAACCAAAGGAACTTTATGCAAATAGATTATTCTGATTTACGAAATGGCAATAATAACGTGATTGTTCACCTATATCGTGCGCCTGTGCATGTAACTGTTGATGAATTGCTTGATAGTGGCACATGGGTTAATGTTGCGCAAAAACTAGATAAAGAGCATATTATCCAAGTCATTTGGGAAGATATGAGTAAAGAATGTGAATTAAGGGTTATTTCTAAACGTGATAAAATTGTCACGCTTAAATTGCGTGGTGAAGTTATTATTTATGATGATAACCAAGAAACAAAAGCGGGTAAATTCCGTGTTGAATGGCGTGGGAAAGGCAAATTTTGCGTATTTTTAGATGGCGCAACAGACCCTATTTTGCGTGGTTTTGACACAAAAGAGCAAGCACTAACTGAGGCGCAAAAACTAGCGGCATAACATGGCAGATAAATTGCAAGTATATAATGGTGCATTACTTCATTTAGGCGCAAAAACACTTGCAACTTTAACTGAGGAACGAAAATCACGCCGTGTGCTAGATACAATATGGGCTGCGGGTGCGGTTCGTTACTGCTTACAGCAAGGTTATTGGAACTTTGCAACTCGCACCATTAAGATTGACGCAACGCCTAGTGTTGAACCTAATGACTTTGGTTATAGGTATGCGTTTCCGCAACCTAGTGACTTTGTGCGTATGTTATCTATAAGCTATGGTGAATATATGGATATTCCACTTAATCGGTTTGTTGATGAAGCGCATTATTGGTTTGCGGATTATGATAAATTATATATCTCATATATATCTGATGATGTTTCTTATGGTGGTTCGCTTGGTGATTGGAGTGAGAGTTTTACAAGGTTTGTTGAATTATACTTAGCGCAACGTGCTGCGCCTTCAATTACTCATGATAGCACTATAGTTGCTAAAATAGAAAAGCTTTATAAAGATGCTTTAAGCACCGCAAAAACTAAAGATGCAACTAATCAAGGGGCGAAAGAAACTCCGCTTGGTGCATTAGCTAGCGCACGATTGAATGGGCGCAGAAGTGGAACTCGTAGTTCTGGTGGGTGGTTAATGTAATGGGCGCAAAACGAAACATTATCTTAAATCGCTTTAATTATGGTATTGTTTCAAAGCTAGCATTTGCACGTCGTGATATTCCAAAACTTGCACTTGCAGCCGAAGAGCAAACTAATATTATAGGGCGCACACTTGGAGCTGGTAAGTTTCGTGCTGGTATGCAATATTTATTTAACACGTTTAATAATTCTAAAGTTAGATGCGTTCCATTTGTGTTTGCTGTAGATGACACGGCAATTTTAGAGTTTAGCAATAATATTTTACGTCCTTTAGTTGATGACCAACCTATAACAATTCCCGCAACTAATACAGTTATAACTAACCAATCTTTTGCATCTGATTTATCTGGGTGGACTGCCAATGATGATGCGGGAGCGTTATCATATCATTCTACTGGGTTTATGGTTTTGAAAAGCCAAGGCGTTGCATCAACTGCCCGCAGGTGGCAATTAATAAGTGTTGCAGTTGGTGATAGGAATAAACGCCATTGTGTGAAATTAACTGTTGCTCGTGGTGAAGTTAAAATAAATATTGGTAATACTTATAGCGATGGCGCATATATAAACGCAACAGTTGCAAGTGGTGGCACACAATCTACAAGTTATTATTATTTTACATTTGTTCCCACTGGTAATTTTTATATTCAATTATCTAATGATAAGAATTATGCTGATAGTTTAATTGATAGCATTGAAATTGTGAATAATAACACAACAGAACTTGCAACGCCATTTGCCGAAGCTGATTTGCCATTTATTCGCACAACTCAAGTGAGAGATGTTGTTTATGTTGCTTGTAAAAATAAAAATCCTAAAAAGATATTGAGATTTAGTAAATATAGTTGGGGCATAGAAGATTTTGCTCCTTTAGATGGGGTTTTTGATTTAATTAACACGTCTGATATTACGATTGCACCAACTGCATTATCTGGGCAGGTTAATCTGATTTCAAATGCAAGTTATTTTAATACTTCAATGATTAATTCTTTAATTAAAATCACATCTAGTGGTCAACAAACCAATAATGTTTTAACTGGTAACAATCAATTTGGTGATTATATTCGCCTTACTGGAGTTGGTGCAAATAGAAATTATAATGTGATTATTTCTGGCGCATGGACTGGTATAATTTCATTGCAGCGTGCGATTGGTGAGCCTAATGCTTGGGCTGATAATGTTATCCGAAGCGATGGCGATGATAACGCAATAGTTTATTATCGGTTGGCTTTTTCTGGCGGGTATGGTTCTGGCTCTGCAACAGTGCAATTATCTATAGGTTTAGGAAGTATTACAGGGGTTGCTCGTATTATAGGTTATGTTTCACCAACGAACGTGATTGCTAGTGTATTAAAACCATTTGGCGGTGTCGGAGCAACAATAAACTGGTATCAAGGAATATGGCGTAATGGTAATTATCCTTCTGCCGTGGCAACACATGAGGGGCGTTTATGGTGGGCTGGTAAAGATAGAATTATTGGTAGTTCATCGGACGCATTAGAAAGTTATGATGAAGAAATAGAAGGTGATATTGCGCCAATTAATGTTATTATAGGTTCTAATGGGAACGATACAATAAACTGGTTGCTGCCATTATTTCGTTTGGTTATTGGTGGTGAATTAGCAGAACGCACCGCCCGCAGCACATCACTTGATGAGCCTCTAACGCCAAGTAATTTTAGCTTAAAAAAAGATGGAACTCGTGGTAGTTCACCAGTTGAAGCGATTGAAGTTGACCAGTCTGGATTTTTTGTGCGTAATAATAGGCTTTTTAATCTTGCTCCAAGTGATAGAGTGGATACATCATATC